CGCTGGCTGAGATCTATCTACCTCGCCATTTATAACGGGGTAACCTATAGGGTGACCGTTTTCATCGTACTGAGCTTGACCATTAACCATAGCCGCTTCAAAGTAATTGTTATGTGATTCAACAGCGCCCTCATATGAAGTAGGAGTGTTGTTAGATTTCAGAATCATTCCATTCTCCCTACCTAACTCCCTTCCTCCTTCTGTATATGCGTCGTCCTGTAGGGATTTTTTAGCTGCTGCCGCATCACCCTCGTTATGCCCCTTAAATCCATTGTACAGGCTTGTAATTTTGTTTATCTGAGTCCTGAAATTTACTGGATCGTACTCCGCATCCTCATACTCCCCCGTACCCGAAATATACGACTGAACGTCAGCCACTGCTGATTCAAAAATAGACCTCTGTTGATCCCCCTCTATTAGAGAAGCGTTAAATCCTGATAACTTATCAACGTCTCTTCTCTGTATGTTTTCTCTGTTTGTTGCTCTTGTCTGCTCAGCCGTTAGCGCTGCTTGCCGTTGACTGGCAAGGTTGAACATAGAGTCCGCGAAACCTGGTTTTGCTGTAGCCATTATGCTTGATTAAATCTTTCCTCGTCTGTAATTTCATCCTTGAAGACTTTGCTTAGTTCTTTTGGGCCCTTCTTAGCCGCAGCTAAAAGCTGCTCCATGAGCCAGTCTGGGATAATAGTTTCTTTACCTGTAACCTCTATTTGATTACCCTGCTCGTCTGCTGCTGGGGATCCGTCGGGGTTAGTTATTAACATAGGGTTTTCAGAGTGATCCGACGGCCCTTGCGTTGTTTGTAAACCGCCTCCATCTTCGTACATTAAAGTTCTTCCAGAACGAGCCGAGGCAGTTGGCGTGGGGTTTTTTAATGCCTCAAATCCAGCGGCAAGATCCCCAAAGTTACTTGCTATATCTGCGCTTCCCGCGAAGTAATCAATAGGCATACCCGCTTGAGTTGCCGCCGCATCTATGGGGGCTCTTCTTGCAGCGGCTGATTCGTCAGCTGTCTGCTGCTTCCCTCCGTGTAAATTCAGCTGATTTAAAAGCTCCGTAGATTGGCCTTGTTGTTGCTTTGCAACCATGGATTGAGCTGCCGAGGGGTCCACCCCGTTTGCAAGCAGCGTAGCTAGAGTGGATGCGTTAGTATCAGTATCGCCCCGAGCGTTCAATTCCGCTAAGTTAACTGCCGAGTCGTCCACATCTACTGATGTTCCTGTTTTGTCCGCGAGCTCGTTTAATCTTTCTACTGTAGTGTCTTGTCTACCTCCCGCAGTAGCTAGACTGCCTGCGCTGAGCCCTAGCGAAGTTAATTTTGCTATAGCGGACGCATTTCCCGCAGCCCCAAGCTTCCAGGGCTCGTCAGTTGAGGTTTTTGCGTTTACGTTAAAACCCTCCCCCGCGTCTACTTGAGATGTAGCCGTAGCCACGTCCATACCGTCTTTTACTAAGGCGTCAATTTTAGCTTGTCTTTCTGCTATTTCGTCTGGTGTCATGTCTGCAAATTTAAGGTATTTTTAACTACTATGGTCAAGCCTAGTGTGTTCGTAGTTCAAATTTAACACATCCAACTCGAAATCTTCCGATCCCCACACACCTAAGTTTAAAAAAAGATCCGCGTACTGACCTTTAGGGTCTCTTCCATTAATTTTATTTGGGGTTACGATAAAAGCAAACGGGGTCTCCCCACTCGTAGCCGCTGAATTTATAATAGTGTTTATTATAGCTACGGTTCCTTCCGTTCCTCCCGTTCCGTCTCCTGGACCGCCAAAAGCCGAAAGCAACTGTAGCAAATCCATCGTTGAAACTGTTCCATCTACGTTAAAGTCCGCAGTCAAACCCTCAGCAAAATTGCTAAACTGGGCTAATAGTTGTATTAAATCATTAACATCTACTATGCCGTTTCCATTTATGTCAGTGCTTTGATTGTTGGGTGTACCAGCAATTCCTCTAAGAATTAAAAAATCTTTCCCTTTAGCCATACCTCCAGCCGAAATAAGCTCGGAGGAAATTTCTTCATAGGATTTTACACCCACCTGAGCTAACACCCCTTGGAGAGTAGTCCTTCCTGGGATGTCAAGACCTATTAATATCTTGAATTCACTAGAAGAAGTGAAGTTAGGCGATAGGAAATCAACATCTAACTTAATAAGATTTGGATCATATGAGTACCCGTATTTGTCCGCCTCACTAGGATCAGAAAACAAGGCAGTTGCTCCTTTTAGGGTTCCAATCATTCCTGCATTGCTGCTTGAGTTTTGGGCTCCACGACCTAAGTCAGCATAGAGTATACCCCCCTTCTCTTTTAGCTTACCTACTGAAGCGTCCCTTAGTTGGGATTTCTGTGTTGTACTGTTTGCTAAGAAGCGGTTTATTCCTCCTTTTAAATTTGAGGTACCCTCTAGCGAAAGACTCTTGTATAGCTTATTTGCTGATAAGTCCTTATTGAAGGAGGATTTTAATGAAGACCTAAACTGCTCCCCGTAGAATTTATTTATACCTTCGTGCTTATCATCGTGTCTCCACACAAGGGCTGAGTTGTCATATGCTTCCCCTCTGTACCCTTGACACGAAAGCAGTTTCTTATCCAAATAGGCGTATCGAGTAGGTACAAAACTGTATCTAGTCTTCCAGACCTTACCCGTATTGTCGAATGCTATAGTTTTTCCCTTATTCATGTCTTTTTAATTAAGTAGGACCGTCCGCGTCTCCGCACGAGCACTCCTCCCATGGAATATCCTCCACGTCTTGAGACGGATTGTTTAGATGCCACTCGCGTATAGCTGTCCATACGTCTGGAGCTTCGTGACAGTGGTGGGTTGCGAGGGCGTTGTACTCATCGTTCATTGGATCCGCACACCCATATATGTTACACGTTACGGGACCTCCGTTCTCTGTTTCTATTTGCTGTAGAAAGCCAAGGGTGAACCAAATCATGTGCTGAGCATCAGAGAAGTCCCACCCATTAACTGGCATGTCTGTTTGCCATACGCTTCCGTTAAAATCTGCAAGTGGGTAAGTCGTCGGTATATCATAGTATTGACCACCTTCGGTACAGAAGGAACCACCAGTTGGGTTGTTAAAACTGTTTTTTACTACTGAGCTTTGTCGTAATATCCACCCGTATTCCCATCCTAATTGAGTTATTTGCAAAGGAGTTAATCCCTCCCAAGCGGACGTTCCAAACTCCCCCATCCCTACTGCTGATGGATATAGGACGTTTTCGTAGCAATAAGCAATATCTTCCGCAGTAACAATCCCATCGGGGCTTTCAGAAAAATAATCAAAGGAGCATAAATCAAAATAAGCACAGGCACTAGGATCTGAAATTTCTGCATTGTGATTCCAGGTCGTGGAACACGGGTCCATACAGCCCTCTACTGGAGGAGGCCACACACATGGATCCGAATCGTCATCCGCACTAACTTGAGCCACGTTTGCAAACTCATTAAAGCTTATTGACGCAGAATTCATACACCCGTATATTATAGGCGTCGTGTCGCCCCAGTTTCCCTGAGATACTGCCAAAGCGCCGTTAGTGTGCATCCATTTTAGGTTGCTAACTGTAATAAGAAATTCGTCCTTCAGGGGGTCATACCCTCCTGGGATATAAACCTTCCCCTCTCCGTCGGCTTTTGCTTTTTTAACCTCCTCAAAGATTCGAAAGAAATAAGAAGACATCCCTTCTTTTGATATTACCTGAACGCCCTGGCTTGTCAACCTATACACCTCGCTTTTGGCTTTGCTGGCGAAGTATGTAGCTGCATCGTTTTTAACCACTGCTTCAGGGTTGTTGTCACACCCGTACTCCCCCGCAAAGAATGCTTGAACCCCTACGACCTTACTGCTCGTCATTAGAGTGTTACCCCCTGAAGCGTCCGTAAGAATATTTCTTTCCACAGGTATTGTACTCGATTTATTTTCCTGAAGGCAAATCAGTGAGTCGTAATTATTTTGGAGGAAGTTTATATTTCCAAACTCCCCTGGCAAATCTTTCCAGTTTTTGGCGGTACCGTTGAACGAAGGGAAACTTAGCTTCCGTTTTGCAAAATCCTGCTTATCGGAAAATATCACAGAAGACCCTTTCCTTGTTCGGGAAATATCCTTGTCTACCGTATTCGGCTTACCCTTCGAAGTCACGTTGTTGCCTGCAAAGCTGTCGTTAAAAGTCATAGACTCCACAAAATAATTTTTAAATCGTGGGGAGCTTTCCCCGTCCTTCACTCCTTTCCTTATGAGGTTTTTGAACTTTAGGTATGAAGTAAGCGAATCGCCGTCCTCGTTATAAGCTCTTAGTCCGTAATCAGCCGCCGCCATAGCAACGGGCTTAAACCAGACATCCCCCTTGTTTAAAACAATTCTTTCGCTGTCCGTTAGGGAGTTATGATGAAGCAGTTCCCCTGTGTCTGGGTCTTTTCGAATACTGTACACCTCCCCTGTTTCGTAGAAGAGCCTGTCTTCCACATCCGTTTGTTTGGCGGGGGAGTAAATTTCCACTACGCAAAGGTTGTTCCATAAGTGAGAAGTGGTTTGGTCTGAGTTACCACCCGCTTTTACGCTAGAATAGTTAAATCCCTCTGCCTTTACGTTGTTTTTTAACACAAGGAACTGACCTGCTCTGCAGTCAGCTACAACGTTACTGTCTTCGCTGAGCTCAAAAGCCCTTCTAAATACGTTTGAATTAGGATTATTAGACACTGTCTCCACCCCCGTAATATCAAACTCCATATTTTCTACCCAAACCCTCTCGTCTGGTTTTCTGTAATAGGCTAAAACCCGAAGCTTATCCCCTGGTTTATGTATGTATAAATTTTTAGTACCTGCGGATGATACCGCTCCAAAAGCTTCAGCATAAGAAACGTCCTTATTGCCCTGCAAATAATTCAAAGAAACATAAACGTTGGTGCTGTTAGGATCCTCTCCTTCTTCGCCGCCTTCTTCGCTTGTGTTTTTACTCGCAACGAAAGCTCCACCTGTAGTGTACTGAATGAAACTCCCTTTAGTCGTGTTTCCTCCATACACTATTTGAAAGTGGTGAGCCCAATCTGGTGGAGTTACACCTTCTAAGTCTATCGTTACACTCGCTCTTCCGTTATACGTAGTGGATCTTTCGGAGGGGCTATACCCTTTTACATACACGCCTAATGAGGCTGTAGGTGACTCAATGAATTCATCCATACTTCCGTTACCCCCTTGTGTGACGCTAGAGAAGGTGATAGGGTTAACTTTCCCGCTCCTTCCTCTTTCGTCATAATAGACTATCCCAAAGGCGTGATTAGCCCTAGTTTTAAAGGATCTACCTCCAGCATCCCAATCGCCACCTCCAAAGATGGCAAACTCCCTACCCGTCAACCCAATCTCCGCATCACGAATTCTAGCGCTCGATTTTAAATCGTTGTCTGTATCCACAATATCCCACACGTCCTCATTACTACCATCATCGTCGTTCCATCTAGGGTCGCCCAAGTATCTTGAGTGCTGGTTTTTAAATAGGGTTCCTGTTCCTTCGTCATGCAAATTAACATAGGATGTACAATGTGAGCTATCGTCTAAGTCTGTAATACCATCATCGTCTGCGTCGTCATCTGAACTACCAGCGGTGTATTGCCCTAAGTAATTCCAATTATGTATAAACCCTACGGACCTATCACTAAAAGGTCTTCCCGTGAGATTAGCGATCATTTCAGATGGACCGTAATCGGGTTCAGTGTATTTCTGGTAACCTATCCCCCCAAGATAAGGGAGAACGCCCCCTTGTCCGTATTGATGGAACCAGTTGTCATACCCCGTTACATTACTAAGCCCAGAGGACTGACGTTTACCCGTCTTAGGCATCTCAGGTCTGAAATACCCCCTAGGAGCAATACGCCCCGTAAATATCATTTCTCCCGTTACGCTCCCTACAGCATAGTTCGTGTCCCCTCCCGAAACCTTCCTTATGTTTTCGGATCCGTCTGCTGTTGATCCTGGACCTATAGCCCCGTCTACAAGGCTGTAGTTTCTGTTAGGGTCAAGGTTAAGGATATCATCGTTTTCAATACCCGTCAAAAACCCGAGGACTCTATGCCTACCGTACTTCCACATGTTTGCTAAAGACGGTCTAACTGGAGAAGCGTGGAGTTGATCTATTTCAACAACCTGGAAGTAGGGCATTAGATGTGACTGCTTAAAAGCTTTGAACAACAGCGGATTCCATCTAATTGCGTACATTGGATTAATCGACTCATCTCCACCAAAATGCCTATCCTGATGATCCCCTATATTTAATGTAGCTACGTTTTTTCCGCGTCCGTTGTTCGTGACGTTGGGGTTTAAATCACCAGCCAGCAGGCCAGTTCTCCCATCAATATCCGCCACATTGGAATTATTCATATACCGAGGAAAATCAGAGCTTTGCGGCGTATAAATCTTAGGGCTAAAACTAGCTCCCTGCATATAATCCCTAGAATAGCAATACCATGAATCCACAATTAAGGAGTCTAAGCTCCACAGCGTTGCGTCCCTAAGGCCCCAATTCCGAGGGTTGTTGTTCTTTAGGTTAGGGCTATCTTCGTCGTAAGGGTCTTCCTGTGCGTTGTTGTTATCATATGCGGATTCGTACCACGAGTCCTTCCATTTCTCGGCATCTATAAAGGGAACGGCGGAGAGAATATCTATATTGTTTAGTGATTTAATGTCTAACTCCAAAAACCCATCACTAGAAGTGCTATCCTGAGATAAAAACCCAAAAGTTACATCGGCTCTATTTACAATAAAGTACCCAATTGGGCTTAAGTGAATAAGATCATCATCCGAAGCTTCAGAATTAACCATCAATCCGTCGCCTACGGAGACTATTAAGTGTTTCCTATCATCCCCCCCGTGCGAAACGGGAATCTGGGATGTTGAATCCACGGCGTCAACCGATGAAGTTCCTGCGTTATGACCGCTTAATCCCTCATTTATCTGATATGAAGACCTACTCTTAACTTCTAAAACCTTAACTCGGGTCTGATCCCCTTCGTCTTCTTGACTTCCAAAATCATCTATAGGGGCTGCAGTAAGGAAGTCGTCCCATAATAAGCCCGCACCAAGCTCCTGATCCGTTAAATGGTTTGTTAAGAGCGTAGTGAGAATCCTTCTTAGTACAGCTGCCGCTCCGCTAAAAGTCCTCTTAGCTTCTAGCTTCACAGAGAAGTGCAGTGAGTTACCCCTTAGGATAAAAGGGTTCGCTGCGGAGGTGCCAAATACACCCTCTACTTCTGAATTACCGCCGCCGCCCGATAGGATGTCTCCCTGCTGTGAAGCTACAGTAAACCATTTTAAACCCAATCCATCACCCACCCCTTTGTTCTTCCCGAACATGTGATTCATGTCCTTATTTGTTGAGACACTCCCTCTTGTTTCCTCTTCCGTAGCCTCTAGGCCGTATACCTCTGGGTACTTAATAGCACCCCCCAATACATCATTAGATCCGTCATCCTGTGGAACGTCCTGAATGGAAAGATGGCGGGAGCCATGGAAGCTATTGTCTGAGTTATATATATGGAAGTTCCTGTTAGGTCTTATGGAAAAATCCATTTGAACAACAGTACCCACCTCAACGGTGGATGGAAATCCAGTAGTGTCTATATGATACCCCGCTCTCTTATTTATTTGGCCACCTACGTTATCCCCTACATCAGAGGCTGCTGATCCAACAAACCTCAAAGTGGGAGTGAGGTAAATCTCCAGCTCCTTAAAATCCTGAGGTCTCTTATGATATTGTACTGAGGCTTTTGCGGTTACTTTTACGTTATTATACCCCTCAACATAGTTCCCGTACATTAATCTATCGCTAACAACAGCCTGTGCTTCAGCCTTTTGAGGAACGTTGTCATACGGTTTTATAGCCATTTGTGGTGGGAATCCCGCCGCTATGGACCTATTGTAAAAATTGTACTTGTTGTCATTGGCTTCTAATTCGGAAACAGGCAGTTCCTCTATGGTCGCCCAGGTGCCTGTATTTCCTACACGCCTTAGTATTCTAACCTCTGCAATCTCTTCTGTTCTTACTTTTTGAGGGGTTACATCGTCGGAAAATACATTATATTCTATGAGGCTAGGTATAGTAAGTACACATCTGTTATTTGCATACAAGTCCGCCGAACTAGAGGACCCTTGCTGGTAATACGCTTGAGGTATTGCTATATCCGAAAAAGTAGAAAGAGAGCTCTCCTCCCCTCCTTTATATATATGCTGGTAAGCAAATTGAAATCCTGGCAAACCCTCAAAAGACGATGTTGAATCGCTATCGTCCCTTTCGAAAGTAGCCGTAATAGGGAACAAAGGGGTCTTAGGACAGACAGTTATGAAGTCGTTAATATCAACCAGAGCATAATTCGTAAAATCCTCCGTCAATGCCCTAAAAGCATGAACCTTACGTGGTTCGTTGGTGTTATCAGTGAAGTACAGTACGGGTTGGGTTTCGTATACAGTATCCAACTCACCTTCCGTTGATACGGTTAGGGGTTTGTTTACGTGAACTAAGTCCGCTTTTATAAATCCGTCAGAAGGAAAGTTAAACAAAGCGCTTGCAAAAACCTTCTTATATGTCTCATCCCCAGCTGTTACCTGAACCACACCATCTATCCTCATCGGGAGATACCCCGTTGGGTCATAAGCATATACTCCCTGGTAGATTGCTTCTGAGCACCAGACAAAAAAGTATACCACGTTATGTGCGTGATCCGTGACTGAACCGAGGGCTCTTTTATGAATGTCTACGCCGCTGCTGTTGACCTTGGGAATCATCGTGCTAAGGCTGTCAAAGGGAGGAACCTCGAAAGTCCCTCTAGTGGGCTTTAAAACGCCTGCATTGCCCGTTCCATCGTTGCCCTCCGTAGTATCGCCTTCGGCTCTAAAATCATTAGCAGAAACTAAGTTAAGAGCATCTTGCATTTCATCGGCTTTTCTCAGCCTTGAGTCTGCGGTAGCATTTAGTTTTCTCGGTCTTATTTTATCTATAGCCATTAATACTTAGGGGATAACTTAAAGTTCTTGCGAATAGTCTTTAAAGCCTCCGTCTTAGAAAAATTACTCATCCTTGCTTTAGCTTTTCTTCTCTCGTTATAGTATTCCACTCTTGCTCTAGATTTCTCATTAGCAGGAACGGTAGACTTCCTTTCGCATAATTTATAATATATGTAGCAACGCAGGGCCTCTTCGGCATATACGTGAACTACAGGGTTTGTAGAGCGTGCCTCATCGGAAACATACTCTACTATTACTTCATTGAGACCACTAGCAGTACTCATTTCCAGTCTGTTCTGATCTAGGTTTAATCTATACTCGCCTTGCGAGGAGCCTCCTCCTAGTCCGTAAACTCTGCCGTTACCCCCTTCATGGAAGTAGTTTTCAAATACATAACTATCCGAAGATGAATTAGTAGCTGCCGTCTTGCTGTCCTCACGATTTAAAACGAGGTTACCCGTAATATCCAAAGGACCGCTTTCGCTGTCCGATTTTGAAGTTGTGTCCGAAACTGAAGATCCTTTAGAAACTTGAGTTACACGCTGGGCTTGATTTAAGTGCTTGTTTTGACCTAAAACCCTAAGAACGCCATCACCACCAACAACTCCAACCTTTAAAAGATCGACGAAATCATCAGGTAGAGCCACAGTGTTGTTAGCAGAGTTTATATCTAGCTTTAATGATTTTATACGAGAAGTAATGTCGAATCCAAACTCACGTATCCCCCTTAGGGAGATATTCCTTATAGCCGTGTCCGAAGCTGAATTAGCGTAATCGTCTGTGTCTAAGGTTATTATGTAGTCATCGACTATTTGACGTAGCGGAACGTAGTTCATGCCCAAGGAAGAAACGTCTGTATACGCCATAATTATGCAGTTTTAGTTAATAGGAAGTCATCACGTAAACTCACGCCTATTAGTTTTGACATGGATGTGATTAGTTGATTCCTATAGTGTTCTGGTAGATCGAAGTTCCTGCAGTTAACGGGCGAAGCAATTTCTATGTCTAGCGCCTCATCTGAAATTAACACGGAATAGGTTGGCGTAGAGGACTTATCTAGTTCCCCTAGCTTATACGTATCTAAAACCATTGCGGCATACGTTGACCTCGGTTGTCTGTAGTAGGTTAACCAGATCTTACTTACAGTATTAGGGAAAACCTCTAAGGCTCCCGAAACTAGAGCTACTGGGAACTCATAAGAAGGGGTTGATAAATTGCTATTTAATATTCTGTCCGCTTTTTCAGGGTTGTACAGGATCTCAACAGAGGTTCTTTTGTCGTCATCTAGGCTTATAGATACAATCTTAGATAAATCAGAGGGCTTAGCAAAGAGTAATCCATCGGTGGAAACCCCTGAAGCTCTGATTTCAGCTCTATCAAGAAAATAAGCGAGGTCTTCCTCTAGCTGTTTGTACGTGGATTTATCCCTGCCTGGGTCTATAGATTTTCTCCGAGCCCCCAAAGCTTGTGGAAGTGCCGCAAAAATAGAATTAAACACCTCTTGCTGAGCCAATCCCGCGAAGGAATTAAACACGTCGGGTGTAACAAATCCCTTTTGGTCTTTGTTGCAGAAATCCTTTAGATTCTTGTATACCTCTGTTACGCTTATCATATAGCAAATATACAAAAAGAAAAAGCCGCCCTAAAAGGCGGCTCTTTCATAGTGTGTGGTAAAGACTAGGCTAGTCTATCTAGCTTTTCCTCTAGGCTGGCTAGCACCGAAGCACCTCTCTCAGTTAAGCAAAACCTCACCATAACATCCATAGCATCTTGCCCTACTGGGACTGATACAATAAGGCTGTTTGCATCGAACCAATAACATCCGTCATTCTTGATGCTTATGATTTGATAATCACGAGCTTGCTGTATAGTAGATCTAGCCTGAACTTGAGCTGAGTCAAACGACTCAATGAATTCCTGCGTCTTCTTCTTTGCGATATTGAGTAGGTTGTATCGAATCTCCGATACGGCTGTATCAATGGAAACCCCAAAGTACATAGCTATAGGAAGCAGTTCGCCTATGTCCTTGTCCCGAACCATAGCAACTGCCTCCGAAAGAAGAAACTCCTTTGCAAGCTCCTTCGCAGCATCTTGCTTCTTATCTACCTGCTTAAAGATCTTTCCGCCGTTACCTATATTCATAGGGTGAAGGTCCATGAACTTGCGCAAGTTAGGTTTATCCTTAGCTACAAAAAGCTTACCCTCTCTGAAAGCTACAGTTTCTTTACGAGCGTTAGAACCTTGTTCATCCGCCCAGATACTGGGCTCATTTGGACAATAGCGCATTTCACGTACAGTATCCTTATCACTATCATATACGGTAATCCCCTTTTGAGGGAGCATATATACAATACCTGCGTTCGTAGGGATCTCGTACTCCGCGTGGTATAGGATTGTCTCCTTGCGCTTTATAGTTCGATTCTTCTTAGCTGGTGGATCCTTTGGAGCCTCCATTACAGCTGTTTCTGATACAGTCTCTTTGACTGTTTCGGGTTGGGCTTTCGGGCGCCCTGTTGCCCTTCTTGTCGTTTGTGACATATTAAAATAAATTATAAATTATATAAACTAAAAAGATTTCGTGCTAGCTCTGCAGCCTTGCTTGTTCCTATGTCCTTTTCTATAACACCAAATCTCGCTAAACTTCCTTTAAAACTCTGACTCGTTCCACTAGCTACAACGCCTCCACCAGAGCCTATTTGCTCTATAAGAAGGTTGCCATCCGTCATTCCTGACATACTCGTAATCTTGCCTCCTGCAGTATCAGCAATAGTAAAGGATGGTATAAAAGCAACTAGCTCTCCCTCATTGTTATGGAGATACATATTAGACTGGCTATCCCTACGTACAACGAAGACATGACATGTTTTACCGTCAGAACTGTAGTAGTCTTCAGGGAAGGAATACTTTACGGTACCTCCTTCTTCTTTTTTTATGACTGTAGGTGCTACTTTCCCAGCTGTTTTAGCAGGGGTTTTGGGGGCTGTTTTAGAGGCTGTCTTTTCTGTTGTAGATGTTGAAACAAAAGCAGGTTCACCCGTTCTTCCGTCGTGCCTGACCTTAAATAAGCTTAGTGCAACCTTAGCCTTATCTATATGGTTGTCAACATCGTACACAGCATCACCAAAACATAATCCCATTGTATCTCCATCCGCATCTCCATACAGAACACCCATGCCTGAACCACCCGTCGCTGGCTTGCAAACGACATATAAGGTGTAAGCTCCAGAAGCAGTGTAGGCGTTAGGTACAGTGAAGTACTCACTTGCATTAACAGTTGCGGAGGCTTTTGCTAAACCGCTTGTTTCAAACGTAAGTTGACATGATGGCGTCCCCTCGTTGGCAACTATGCTGTATGTGCTCCCCCTTGTCCCCGCATTTGCCCAAGCGGTTATCTCGGCGGAATTAGAGTAACTGGAGAGACCCTCGTGATTAAAGTCTATGGCGGGCTTATCCGCACCAAAATATATATCCGCTATAGTATCTAGAAACATTTTTTGTGAATCACCTTTGCTAATTTCACCCGAAGACATAACGATTGGGTTAGTCTTTACTGTTGTTGAAATATCAGACACGCTATTTGCAATGGCGTTTTCGAAGGTTGATTTACCTGTCACAACATCAAACCTCATGACTAGCTTATTGGGATCGGTGCTGGTGACAAAATCAAGGATGTCCTCCATTAAGTTTAACTCCTGACCCACTATGCATGATATATTGACACTTGTCTTCTCGAAGGACTCGCCAGAGAGTAGAGCGGTATTTTCATACACCCCCGCATTGTTGAAGGTTATGTTTATTGACCCTTTAGTTGCGGTCATGAAAGCCATTTGAGTCACAGGAATGACAAACACGCTTAAGCCTATTCCACTATCGGAAGACTTAACGCTAGCTTCATTTATCTGCTCTCTTCTAAATAAGAAAAACTTCATTAGGCATCAAGGGTTATTGTACACGAGGCAATACTAGAGTGCAAAAATAAGCTATTTACATCGTCACATACTACTATGGTAGGCGTATCACCTAAGGAGATTTCATTAGCTATAGCCCCCATCACTGATTTTTCGCTGTCTGCGGTAATCGTGAGAGTTACAATATCTAAGCTGGCCGCTTGACCTAAGCCTAACGACCCAGGTGAAAACTTAAGTATAAGCGTAGCGTCTGTGTCTACGGTCATGGATATAAGATTGTCAGCTGGGTAGGTGGCAGCATCGTCCGCTGCGTCTATGAATTGTAAGTATTTCTTCATTGGATTCAATTAGATAACAAATATACGACAAATAAAAAAGGCCCCCGAAGGAGCCTTTCTTGTAGTAGTCTTATTCTTAGTTATGCTATTGTAGCACCTTCTAAACGAACAGCCCTCCAGCCATTCTTCGTCCAAATGCACTCAGCTCTATCGCCTGTTGCGGCGAAGGTGATGACATCTTTACCCGTACCGCCAGCAGCTGTTGTGAAAGTCACAGTAGCGTCAGCTGTTGAGTTGGAACAATAGAAGTTCACACAAGTACCAATCTTTTCCGCATTGTCTAGAGTTAAATCAACTCCAGTACCTAAGTTAACGGAGCTACTTACAACAGTGTATGTAGCGTCGTCAGCTGTTACGGAAACAGGATCGGCATCAAAATATAAAGGAAAAATCATAATTTTTAAGTTTTAATAGTTAATAAATAAACGATTAGCCCTTAATCATTATGTGTTGATTCGCTGCGCGAGTACAAAGAGCAATCTCAGAACGGTAGTGGAAGACAGCGTTGTCTTTACCTGTATCACCGTTGTTGTTGTGACCTAAAATACTTCCAGATACCCAGTGCTCCATCTCACGGTTGTAACCGTTAGCTTCTTTGTAGTACATAGATAAAGCTGGTGCCTTCATTCCGCTACGTGCGTCTGTAACCTGCGACAAAGGAATCATAGCCCCCTGAACGTAGCTAGATGCTCCTAGAAGAGTAGGGTCATTCAATAGCTTCCAGTCATGCTTGTGGAAAGTGTATCCACCACGAGTGAAAGATTTGAATCCAAGCTTAACAGCCATATCCGCTGAGTTGTTGAAAGCTCCGAACTGTCCTGGTAAACCAGCAGTTGTTTGAGTTCCAATACCCGCAGCTAACATGTCGTCAATAGCTAGGTCCTGCTTTCTGTTTAAGTACATAGCATACTCTGCTGGTGCACCTTGCTTATCAAGCTCCATAATGATATCATCGAACTCAGAGAAAGAGTCTAACGGATTTGAAGCCGCTGAAGTAACCTGAATTCCACGAGCTTCAATAGCTGCAAAGTATCCTTCAGATCCAGCTAGTTCATTAGTTAGATCAGTACTTCCAGCGCCGTGTGGTCGTTTCTGCCCTAAAAGCATCATCATCTCACGACGGTCCTCGAAACGTGCGCGAGCTTCTTGCTCACCCTTCATAAACCAGCGGTATTCTCCGCCACCTACGTTCACCCAACCAACATTAGTTGCTTGTGATCCGTTAACCTCGTAACGATCTTTTACAATCATAAACGGGTTAGAGTAGCGAACTGCTCCGTGGTCATCGAAAGCCGTTGGTTGATCCGTTCCTTGAGCGTACATGTTACCAAGTTTGATAAGAGTACCGCCTGCTGAAGCATCAATGTCTGTGTCTTCGACTACAGCGCTATCGTCTAACTTACCCCATAGAGAGCTAGAAGCTCCAACAACTCCAGCTACAGATAAACAGATAAGTCTAGATCCTGTAGCAACATCCATGACTACGTCATTTGGTTGACAGTTTTTAGAAACATCTGAATCCGATGTAAAAGTTACAGTAACACCACTTGCTTGAATAGATGTGTGCCCCGCTGTATAAGCTAGCTTCTTGTGACGACGTGATCCCTCCCACCAGTCAATCTGATCTGAAGAGCCTCCGCTGTTAATTGCGCCTGTTAATTTAAGGAATCCAGTGATACCTTGATCACCGTATGCCTCGACGAGTTCAGGCATGACCTCGTCTTTTGTTGTTTTAATCAGAGAGTCTACAGTTGTATACGACTCTGGTGTTAGACGAAACGCAGCTGGATTTGATCCTGCTGCTGTTGCATCTATGTTAGGTACTGTTCCTAATCCTGCCATTTTTTCTTAGTTTTTTAAATGTTAAACATCACTTTGGAGTTTTGACTCCTCATGATTTGTTTCACCTGATCGGCTAGGGGCGATGCCTGTGGCTGCTGTCCTAGCTGGGGTGATTGAGTTGAAATATTTGCCGCCTTATTCACGATTCCGCGTTGCCCATCACTGAGCCCTTGCGTGTAAGCCGAAGAAACTATCTTATCGACATTGTCCCTTACGGCCATCGTTTCTGAGAGGGCATCGAAATCCCAGTTACCGTCTTCTTTAACAAAAGAGTCAAAGAAACCATCTAACTTAGAATTGTTTTCCTTTAGTTGATTCCTGTAGTTTTCATCAAGTCCGAAAGTGAATTTCTTATCGCCACCGAGGTCAAACTCTAGACCTTCCAACGTATCCACTCCTTTAGACATATCAGATAACCACTGATCGTTAATAAAAGAACCATCAGCTTGAGGTGCTACAGGGGCTTGGTACTGAGAGCGTAAACCCTCAATTGTTTGCCTAGCCTTCTGAGCTTCTATCTTAAGCTGAAGTTTTGCAACATTAAGCTCTTGAGTGGATGCTAGATCCGCGTCGAGATTATACTTGCTGTTAAGAAGCAGTTCCACCTCTGGTGCTGTAAGGCTTGGATTTTCTGTTGCTATCTGTACCTTTACTGCCGTTAAATCGTCCATCTCAGACGGATTTAAAGACTGGTATGCAAACCAATCCTGGGGGGTTCTTCCAGTTTCTTTTACGAATCTAGAAATCGCCTCCACCCTTTCATCAAGCTGTGGTGCTTCTTGTTGTACAGTATTGAACTCATCTAAAGAAGAGACTTTCCTCCCAAGCTTCTCGCTCAGGAATCCAAAGACTGCTTCTTCAACTTCGTTATCCGAGTACTGTGGACTCGTGTCACCTACAACATTCTCCTGCTGCGGTAGTGACTCTCCTGCCTGTGGTTCACTCTGTGGAATGATCTCAGGAGCAGTAGTTTCTTGAACTGGCTGAGACTCCTGTTGAGGGGCTTCTACAGCTGGTTGTTCTGTTTGCGGTTGTGTGTCCTGCTGCATAGAGGCAGCAAGTTCTTGCGGGGTATCAAAGATCTCCACTTTTTCAAATTGTTCGTCCATTATATTAAATTGTTTTTATTATCCTGCGTAAGCGAAACCCGTAAAGCTATTAGAGCTCTTGAGTGAATCAAATCTTCCGTATATAGTCTGTCCTGCAATCATGACAAAAGTTCGCTCTTCTGTAGCAATTGACTGATAGAATCCATCACCACTAGTCTCCATCGCTTCATCGCTCACAAAAGGAACTCCCGTACTGGGGTCTAAGAATGTTGCGGCTTGAGCGTCGCTAAGCGTAGAAGCGTCACAATATATAAAAGTGCTACCCCCTTTGGTAATAACGCTACCCGCTGCCGTACAAGTAATAGCAAAAAACTTTCCGCTTTTAGGCGTAGCAAACACATCCGTAGCGGTAACGTCTATTACGTAAAGGTTCGAGGGTAGTTGATTATGTAAATTCATTTTCTTGTCTTAATTAGCTTCCACCATATGGTGCGGATGAGTTGTCGTTTCCAAATACACCGTATTCAACCATGGTATCAACCCTAGTTGCGTAAACCTCGTATTTCTTATCTATTGCTACTGGTATAAAAGCAAACTCCCCTCCACCAATCTTAGCCACAAGGCCCTCATCGGTATCGTTATGTACGTATATGTAGTTTTCTAACTCTGTTTCCAGGTTTTTGATATACAGGTATGCTCGATCGTTCGCCTGATTGGCTATATATATAGCCAAGTCATTTGAATCCGCTGCCGTACCTTTTACTTTAGCTCTAATTAAGCTTCCAGAATCGGCGCGTAGATTAGTAGTAATAGATAGGTTGAGCGGGGATGAAAGAACATCCACACTTGATAAAGAAAGAGTGGCCTTTATTGTAGCCATTATGCCTGACTTATAAGCATGTACTCTATAGTCATAGAAGTAGCAACGCTCGGAGTGATTTTAATATCATTGTCCGTATCGTGAGCTCCCCATGGTAAGAACGCCCAGTCGCCTGAGTAGAGTCTTCCGATCTCCTCACCGTTAATAGTCAGGAGGAAGTACTCTGAAGTAGTTGTGCTTGTGTTCTTTATATAAACCTTATGAGCGCCATTAGCAGCGTAATCATTACCGTCAAAAAGAACGTACTGGGCTGTAGCCGCAGTAGTTTTTCTACCAACACCAGAAGTTTCTGACATTCCAGTAGCGGTTCCCGCTTTCGCAAGAGTAGTGGTTGTTGTAAGGGCAAGTGCGTCTCCCGTAAGGTCTGCACTAGAAAGTGTTAGCGTTGCTGTTGTGGTTGCCATTTGAAATGGTTGTTAGTAATTGTGTACTGCAAATATAATTACTAAACCCTAACGCTCGTTAAGGCATAAGGACGTATGATTACGCCCCTAAACCTGAATCTGGTGATGCGTACATAGCAAACCTACAGTCCACCGCCATCGTGCAGTGAGAAGTGTCATTAAGGGGGTACCTGTCAAGCTCGGAAGTAACAGTCATAATATAGTTAACGAAATCTCCAGACTCGGCTATCTCCGTGGGGCTCAATGGTATCTCTATATTTACGATAGGAATATTAACGCCTCTCCCCTCCAGTACAGCGGGGGTAAAGACTGTCTCATACACCTGCCTGAACTTCTCCCACCAGTACGGATTTCCAGCGCCATTATTCTGATAAGCTCGGTATAACCTAATCCTAAATCTAGCAGTCTCACTTCCTGAAGTGTTCCCTGAGCTTGTTCCGTGATCGTGGTGCTGCTGTATTGTAGCTGAAAAAAAGTGAGACGGGTGGGCTGTATTCGGTCTTGGGACGGCCATTCTGGCCCCACCAAAGTGTCTACCGTAAGTGTAGTCGTCGGATGTGCCATCCACACTGTTAGCTAAGTAGACCCATCTAGCGGCGGTGTTTACCCCCGTCTGATCCGAGCCTCCTGATGGGTTATGAAGCCCGTCTATCGAGTCATCATCCATCACATCCTCGTACAAATCGTTGTACATGGTATTCCCCTTTGCCTGGTTGTCCTGGACAGCATACTCCCTATCTTCAACCATACCGCCAGAAGTATCCGACATAAACCACCGCCTGAAATTAACTCTATCAATAAATACCTGATCGGTAAATGCTAATTCTTTCCAAGTAGCCATGGCTTATTTCTTTTCTTCAGCGTTTTGGATTTTTTGTAAACGGTCGAATTCCTTATCTAGAACGTCCTGAACCGCCACTACTGTACGGGCATCTTTTGCGGATATACTAACGGAATTTAGAACCTCCGTTAGGAAGTGTACTTGATCAATGTTAAGCTTCATTATATTTTATTTATTTGTTTTCTCTGGATCCAAGCTGATTTGTTAGCTTGTTTACTATACTTGATAGCAAATGTACGTCATTTCCCCTAAAGGTCGACTCAGAAAGTGCAAATAAAAGATGTTCTAATTCAACTTTTGTTAATGTGTCCGTTGTTACTGGATTGGATTTTCCTATTAACCCCATGCTTTAAGTTATTATGTTGTTGTTTGAATAAACAATCGAGAACCTCCTGTCGTATCCATAAGATACATCGCTCCGATCCCTATATCCGCGCCAGCAGTTGCTGGAAGAGTAGATTGGTTGATAAGCGTAGGGGCTACATTAAACGCTACCGAGGCGGCGTTGGGTAATCCCGTGTCTAGAGTACCCATATTTGAAATCGACCACCCTAGAGTTGTATCAGCAGTGCTTATAGATGTATTTGCAGCTGAGCTTACAGGTGTCGTTGCGTTGTTTGTCCAAACAAGTCTAGGTAAGTAGTCGTCGTGATCAGCTCCTGCGACTTCATCAATTGCTATATTAGCAATATTAACAACTAACCCAGCGTTAGACGCGGCGCCAGGGTTGGCAGCATTCGAAGCTACCGCAATAATTTTATCCTCCACAACTAAAGAGGTTGTGTTTAGTACTGTGTTGGTTCCTGATACAGTAAGATTCTCAACGGTAAGAGTGTTAGACGTAGCGTTGTATGTTATCCCCGCGTCAGACGAAATTGCCTGCTGACCAGTTGTAGCATTAAGAAGAGCTACACTGCAAGTTGTGTCGGTAGTAACCGCTGTAGCTACAGTTGAAGCTGAACTAGCTAATCCTGCAAATCCTCCAGGTGCGGTAACGCTACCAGTAGTAATGATATTTGCAACGCGCAAGGTGTTAATGTCCGCTTCGTAAGTGAATGGGGTTGATGAGACGTCGCTATATAAATCCTGCTCCGAACCCGTTCCTTCGGCGAAGATTATTGGGAGAGCACTTCCTTGTGAGCCTCCAGCCGTCACTGTCACAGTCGAAGCCGAGCTACCCGAAACCCAGTCTAGATATGTTTTACCCCCCGCCGTAACAATCGTTGACAAAACCTGCCCGTTGCTTCCCGCTGCAAGAACTTCGGGTCCGTACGCTGTGCCTGACACAGAAGACCCTATGGTATCGTGATGGTAAGCAAGAATTCCACCAGCAGCGCCATAAGACATCTTAGCTGGAGTAACACCCGTTGAAGTAGATGAAGATGCAGCGTGATGATCCGTGGTAACTTTACCATCTATAATATCAAATACAACCTTAGTTGAACTTGAAGAAGCGATTTGTACGTCACCGTTTGTAGCGTCGGTTGTAACTACCGCCGCGCCGCTTGAACCGTTACCTACAATTAAAGATTTTGTAGGGACTGGGGTCCAAGATATCTCACCTGCCGTAGATGATCCAATTGCTACCTGACCCGCTGCAGCCTCGTCCGATTGGACTGATGCTGTTGTTAAGTCTTCTACTAATGCGACCTCTTTCCAAGTTGCCATGTTTTTTTTATTTTAAACGCCTACAAAAAAGGCTTTGTTAGTTGTATTGTAGTACATACCCCCTTCTACCACGATTGGTATATTTGAGTTATCACTTCCTGCAAATATAAGCTTTTTATCTGAATCTATTGTAAGGGCTTTTTCGGATATATTCGAGGAGGAGTTTTCCGAAGTTGAAGTCCAGAACTCCATTCTGCTCCCCATCCCCACATCCATTGTTCCGTCCGCGACGAAACGTATAGAAGAGGCTGCTTTTTCCACCCCTCCCGAAGTGAACCCTACGGAGTTTATCTCCCCTAGGCTATCCCCGCTGGATAGCGCTACTCCCGTTTTCTTTCTACTGAAAGTCAGAGTAGGGGCTGCAGAGGCGCTAGTACCGTGTTTTTTAAACTTGCCGCTTTCCACCACCACGCTGTTTACCCAGCTAGCATCATAGTCGGCGGCAGAGCTTTTTGATAGGAGGTCGTCGATTCCACCCCCAGAAGGTATCCCATGGGAACCGCCTAAGGAAGTCCAATTAGCTTCGTCTCCCCAAGTACTATCATCTAAAGAGGAGGAGTTGTATAGGTAAGGGGTACTCCCCACAATAGCCATATACCCTTCAGCTCTAAGTCCAGATGTAACGCTACCCCTACTCGCTGTGTTGGTAAACAACCCCATCCCCTTTACGGGCGATCTACCCCCTTGATTAAACTGACCCGCGCCGTCGGAAAGGTCTACTATGGGTAGATTGGAATTTTGGTGTCTGACTTGTCCTGAAAAAGTAGGCATCTACGAGAGGGTTACGGTTAGTTCAACATCGGCGTGGTAGGCGCCTGTATCGAATGTTTTGTAAAGATAATAAGGAATCACTATACCGTGTGCGTTGGTTCTTTCGAAGGATCCGTCCGTAGAAGATGCCTTTATAACAAGTGAAAAATCCGTGGTTACGTCAGTGGAGTTGTTTTGTTTAATTGATTGTATTTCACCCCAACTAGCGGGGTATGTTATATACGAGTAGTTATTCTCTAATTGGTTCTGAACATTGCAATCAAACGTTAGGGAAGCAGTTCCTGGGTCATTGGTGAGGGTGTTGTCAACCGTATTGCTAGAAACTAAGCTATTAAAGCTTGAATCTGAGGAGGAGGGAAGAAGGTTCGTGGCGCCCCCCATTAAATACATCCTGTTTTTCCAGCTCAAGGTTGCAACCCCACTATATATAGTTGCTACCTGACCGTTAGGGTTACCGTTATCTGTTGCTGAAAACCTGTACCTATGCTTTACGTTAGGGTTACCTGATACTCCGATTTCAGTTCCTAATGTTACATTACCTATAGGTGAATCAGATAGACCGCTTTGGTAAGACGTATAGGATGCGTTGTCAATAGATCTCTCTAAAGTAACACTGTTGTCTAACACGTTCTCAGGCAGGGTTAAACTGTAATTAACTGTGGAAATCGTTATGTCATCACCCACCTCTAGATTTTGAGTGTAATTACTACCGACCGTCATAATTGCAATTTCCGTAGTGGCATATATACTAAAGGAATTAAACTTAGAGCGCACATACGGGGAGAGTATTTGCTGAAGTATACTCTCTATAGTAGTGTCGTTCTGTATAGTGTTACCAACCATGGTTTGAAAGGCTAGATCGGAATTAGTAACAATTAAGTCTGATGTTATAACGTGGTCAGTAGATGACCCACCACCACCGCCGCCTGATTGATTCTCGAAAATAAATGAGTCCGTGGGTTGATCATATACGAGAACCTGGTCATCAGTAGGATCCCCCGAAACATCTAAAAGCTCCCGTAGCTTAAACTTATGCGGAGCCTGAATAGCCGTAGATACGGTAAGGGAATTGTTTAGTTGAGAAACAGTGGCTACGCTCGTTCCTATCGAAGCTACAGTAAGCTGAGTAGTTGGAACTGAGTTAATAGATACTGAAGAGTCCGTAGAGGGGTTTACCGATAAGGATACAGACGAATCTGGGGTCCCTACAATAGTGCTAACCGAATTGGAAGCACTAACAATAATGGATGAACTGTCACCATTACTAAGAGTAAGGTTAATAGCATCCGCCATAGCTTAACCTACTACTGGAGGAATGGCGTATTCCGTAACATCCTCGTTAACTACAAACGACCCTGTGAGGATGGTTGTGTGTACGCTGTCGGCTATATACTGTAAATCATAGACATACCTACCAGAAGGGAGTATCCTCATAGTAGCGTCGGATATTTTTATAGTAGCTACGCCGTTATCATCTATATTGCTCCCCACCTCGTCAACGACCATCATGTTCTCTATAGTCCCTACCCATATCCCATTACCCGTGGCTCCAACTGGAACGTGAGCTGCTGTAGATAAGACTATTCCGTCCGCACCATCGGCAAAAGCACTTGTACGTACATGCATAACAAACTCATATCCATCGGTAACTAAAGGGAGGGCAGCTCCCGCTGCGTCTTTTAATGTTATTGCTAAGTTAAAAGTGTCCCCCCTACGGCTTGTTATGTTTAACGTTTGAGCTATATCTAAATTTACTTTTTGTGCCATATTAGTTCATTTGCGGGGGTACGTTTTCCCCTAGTTCTTTATCGGCCTCCTTTATAGCCATTTGTTGATCAGCCTGGATTTGCTGGCGCTCATCCTTTTTACCTTCCTTAAAGACGTCCAGCTTCTCCTTGAAGTTCTGGTCATCCTCTTTGAATCCAAGGGTGGCTTGAGCTTTAATTATCTCTATTTCCTTATGTAGCTCATGAAGAGCTGTTGCTACCTGTATCTCAGCTTGAGCCTTCGCTTGAATTTTTTGAGTATCAAACTGAGCCTGCATCTGCATCTCTTGTTGCTTAGCTTGGGAGGTAGCCTGAGCAGCCTCTTGAGCCGCTTTAGATTGCATCTCTGAATTTTGCTGGGCGGTAGCCTGCTGTTGTTTTTGTCTTTTGTTGCGCTTAACCATAAGCAACCTTTCCGCTTGGTTCACATCCTTCATGGATCTAACCATCATAGCATCCTCCAAGTCTATTTCCTTTTGGCCTAAAGCTATCTGAAGGCTTTGCTCTAGGTACTGCTTGTCAGCCGTTTCCATCTCTTTCTGCACTTGAACTCCGAAATTATACATCGGGAGATCGCTAAAAGAGGAAAGCACCTTCATGTTCTCTTTCCCTATAGCATTCTCATATATACCCATTAGGGTGGACTCAGGTGGAATTATCTGTAGGCACTTAACAACGTCCTCGCACACCTTTTTATAAAGGATCATCGAAGCATTAGTTATATCATATATAGCGTTGTTTCCTGCTGCGATTGCTTGCTCGTTAACCCCAACCAGAGCATCCCCTTTAGGGGAAGAAGCATCCATAGCTTCATTAATACCTGTGGTGTCTCTAATTAACTTAAGGTAATGGTTGTATAGAGCTATAAGCTCATTGATGTTTCTTATGCTGTTTCCTATCTCTCTTATAGGTGGGTTCTGATGCCCTCCTTCAGGGTTCTTGCTCCTATAGTAGAACACACCTGTTTGCTCATAGATGTCGTGAAGATCTAACGGCTGGAGTTCACCTCCCTTACCTATCTCTACACCTTCTAGACCTTCTATGTCAATAATCAATCCGTCTGGCTTCGCTTTAGCTATGGATTGCTGGATCTTTAGATGTGTGATCTGGAGCATATCGGCAAACCCTATACAACTGTCCACCATGGACTTAGGCATCATTTTACCTATGTTAGTAGCTACCACCGAGTAAGAAAGACGAGCTTTGCTTATGTCGTGTATGTTCTTAGGTATGTTTGTTTTCTGGCCATAGTTGATTATATAGTCAGTCCCCATGATATATTTCCCAGAGTAAAGTGTAGCAACTTCCATTTTAGAAGGAGTACGCTCAAACACGCTACCTGGCTTATCCTTATATGAGTAGCCTTCGTAGAAGAAATTAGAGTTTCCGTACTTGTTTTCCTTCTCCTCAAAGTACATACAGTCCACTGATATAAACTCAAAGTCCATAACTTCTACTGTGTGCTCATCGTATCCAAACGCAGCCTTCTTAGAGCTAGGGTCTATTTGAGATGAGTATGGGCTCATGCTGCTTCCAGTCGACTTCCTAGCAATCTTTTGAAAATCCTCCTCCGTAAGCTCCGAACCTGCAAGCCTCTTCAACTCCTGTATAGGTATAGACTTTACGCTACCTCCGTATACTAAGTCATCGAAACTAGGATCCTCGGTATAGCTATGTATAAATTTCGAGGGGTCTACATATTCTGTACTTATGCCGTAGTTAGGATCGTTTTCTCTCTTCACAACCGCCATACCTAATGCGGCTAGGTCGTTTACGCAACGCCTAAATATATTGTCATTGAAATTATTCCAAGACAGAGTCATGTTTGTTGCTATCTGTGCGGCTATTTCCGCGTCGAGCTTAACGTTCGTGTCTAAAAAGATCTCCGCTTCTTCTGACGAGTCAGGCAAAGACTCAGGATCTTTATCTAAAACTAAACCGCCAGTGTCCTTCTTTAGAGCTTCGAGCTCCTTTTTCATCTGAACCTGCATACGTAGCCTGTTTTTCTCTCTGTTTTTTTCAGAGGAAGCTAAGGGGTCTACGGCTTCAAGGTTTGGATAAGGGTTTCTAGAAAGTATTTTGTTTACAATAATTCTCACGAATTTAGGTAAAACGGGTACGGGGGTGTAGTCTAAATTAAGTAAACTCCCGTCCTTTGCGTTAGGGTCCAGAGAGTTTAAAAGCCTTTTATATATAGTAGTGTCCTGTACGCCCTGGGCGTAATCCCTGTTTTTTTCGAATACTTTTATTCTCTTCTTGTGTAAAGAGCTGTCCGCATTATTTGAGTTCCACTGCCCTTCTATGGCTTTAGCATACTTTAAACCATAAGCCTTGTCGTCTTTTAGTTCCTTGGCTGCTAATGGGTCTGGAAACTTTCCAGTGCGATTACTTGAGTTGCTGATCATTATAAGATAAGTATAATTACTTCATGCAAATATAGTGAATCATCCCAAGACATTATACTTCCTAAAAAATTTCTTTTCCGAGAAGGTTGCCCTCGGTTTCGGACGGGATTTCTGAGAGGCTAAAAGGGCTAAACCAGCGCTAATAGTAAGGTCAAACTTTGTTCTGTCGTCTATCTTAAATCCAATCCAGTCCTCCAGAGTTTTGTTAAAATACATAGCCCCGTAGAGCCCTGTCTCCCTGTTCATACCTACGTGATTGTGTATGTAAGCCTCTATAGCGTGAGCGTGAGCCTGTATAACATCCTGAGAGTTAGAGGGTATGCCTTTAGTTTTTACGTTGACTTTAGAGTTAGGTGTTTTTAAGTGATCTGGTCTATTCATTAAATACCCGTCGTAACCTCTAGCTTCAAAATGTCGGGCTATCCCGTATTTATTATTCTCTATAAGTATAGGGTAACCATAAAAAACAGCAGCCATTAAAACATCCTCGTAGAATATCTTAGCTAAGGGCGGACGTGAAGCGTACTCCAAAACAAAAGTGTTAGAAGGGTACTCCATATTGAACTTGTTGTATAAATGCAAAGCCCCCTTAGACCCTCTACCATCTACCGTAGCGTCTAAATCATATGAGTCAACACCACCGCAACCTACTAGAGGATTTGGAGGAACTCTTTTCCCTCGCTCCGTAGCTTTTTTATTCCTTAGTTCGTCTGGAGGGAGCCACGAAACCCTGAACCTCCCTGCTGGATCTGGCATAAAAGCCACTTCTGTATCCTTCTCTCCGTTTTTCCAAACGAAATTACCCCTGACTATAGGGTTAGGGAACAGCTCATCGTTGTATTGTATTTGCTCGTATATCTTCCCTATGTTGAACAAGCTACCCTCTATACTATCCCTAAAGGCTTCATCCTCAGTAAAAGGGAACTGCCTAGTAACCTCGTTAAGTTCCGAAGCATCATCCTTCAGTGCGGCTCTCTCGTTCTTTAGGTAGGTTTTAGCCCCTATAGTAACTGGCTCTTTGTCCACCCCCATAACCTCGGTGTCGGGATCCTGTACAACAGGATGACCGTGTATGTCAAAAAACCCTTCTAGGGACTCGTAGGCTGGTATGAACAATCTATATAAACCTGTTCTAGTCCTCCCATTCGCGTTCCTCTCCAGGGGGCTCGAATCCCTCCACAGGTCCTTGTATTGGCTTCCTCCCTTGTCCATTGGATTTACCGTGCTTCCGACCATTGCCTTCCCCACGATTTTTCTTCCGACGATCAAACACGTCCTCTGAATCCTCCAGGCGTCCCTTATATCTGTTGGTCTTTCCCATTTTCCTGCTTCATCTAGATACAACAGGTGTAGTTTTTCCCCATCATATGCGTTGTTAGTTGTATTTTTCCAGTTTATAACCGTATTCAAAGCTTCCCCCATCTGAGAGGTTTTGTTCTTCTTGGTTATTCTTTTTGATGGCTCCCTAAAAGCCAGCTCCATACGCGGATTGGTTGTACCGTCCTGGATGGGTTTAAAGAAGAAAGGATAGTTTCTAAACATAAAAACCACCTTCTTCATAAATATGTTTTCCTGGGCATCTTTTCCAGTCTTTGACTGTATACCCATAAGTTTATCCTTCACTTGAGTTCCTTCATCTACAAGGACAGCAGAGCACATGTTTGTGTATCCGCTACGGCGACACTTAGTATATAGCTGGCCTATACACCTAGGGTCTATTTCACATGCAGCTAAGTGCAAGAAGATATCTCTTTGGAAGTTTAAAAAGTACGGGTAACCAATATCCATTTTGGTCCACTGTATCATCATATAGTGCCGCCCCGTAATATATGTAGCTGTACCGTTGTTATAAAACCAAAAACCCTCACGCCTACGCCTAAACTCCTCCTCGATATATGGACGAAACCTCTCTCGAAACTCCCTTGGCATTTCTGACCACTCATCCATAGAACGAATACGAAGCAGTTCCTTCGGCATAGGTATCCTTCTCCACACTTGCATAGAGTTTGATTCTTTATGTCCGAAAATTTCTTTCTTAGGCGGCCTTTCTGGAAGGCAAATGAGTAACCCACCGAGTTCGATAAGCTCACCCTCCGTACCGTTGGGGCAAATCTTAACAGCTGGGTCTTCATATTCCTTAACATCTAAAAGTATACTCAAAATGTTTGACCATACCTGTTAGATCTAAATCCAGGGGCTCCTGACTTCGGGTTAGAGTGGGTCATATACTCCCCACAATCCTCGCACTTAACATCGTGTATCACGCCTAGACCCTCTACGTATCTTATTGTAGCAGATGGGACGTCTACGATGTCCTCTTTACATTCACATTTATACTCAGCCATTTAATTTTATTTCTTTTTAAGTCCCCAGCGCTTTCGCTTTGACTTTTTTAATCTTGATTTCTCTGGAAGCCCTCGGTTCTTAGAGGCAGACATTACTGTTAACTTATCTCCTACGTGGTGTATGTCTTTTCCGTCACCCTTTCTAACCCTGCCTCCAGCAACAAGCTTCCTTCTATTGCGATTCCTTATAACCCTTAGCTTTTTCTGCTTCGGAGTTCCTTGGAACTTTTCGTACTCGTCTTTGTAGTCTCTTGCCATAATGCTAATATAACACAGTTATCGTCCCGTTGAACTCAAAGACGCTGGCGTTTATGGAGCTATGGGCTGTTATGGTGTATACGTAAACACCCGTAGCTACGTCTGCCTCCCACTCATCCATAGACGATGTGCTGATCCAAACTAGACTACCCCACCTGTTATATATGCGCGTTTCCCAGGTTCCCCAGCAACCACCCTCCGCTATAGCTTTCCACGTATCGTTCCATCCATCACCGTTAGGGGTCACTACATTAGGGGCAAATATAGAAGTTTCATCACATGGGTTTGGCTCCTCGTTGATACAGGGTTCACCCGTGTTGCAGTCTATATATTCATACTCCGTGTAATGATCTATGATAGTGTCCGTGTTGAAGACATAGACGTATTCGTATACCACTGTCTCTATGCTTATGGTATCCGTAACATACGTATACTCAATTTCTACTATAGTGTCCGTTTCAATCAAAACAATGGTGTCATGGATATATTCAATAATCTCTATGTATTCCACTACAGTGTCTGTTATGTAGAGTGTGTCGGTTGTGATCCATTCAACATCTACATATTCTACTATAGTGTCCGTCTCGTATATATATTCGACAACCTCAACGTCTACGTAAACAGTGTCGCAAGATGGAGGAGCACAATTTACGGCGAAATTATTAGATAAATCTACGTCAGGGTAATTCTGAGTCTGAGTTTCACCGCCCCCATTGACAGCCCATCCGCCTTCTTCGGTAGAAGACGTGCGTGATAGGTTAATCTGCCATATAACCAGCTCGGTACATAGAGTATCATTAGCTAATATCTCCGTCCAGCAATCACTAGCTACGGGGGAGTCATACACATTGGCGGTCCATGTATCCCCACTCTCTAACTCTTGGTTCCCCCAAAGAGTAAATACCTTCCATGTCCATCCTGGGTGGTTGGTCGCAGCCGTGCACCCCCAGTTATAGTCTAATCCGTCTACATGTAACCCTAGAACTATGTGAGACACCGTTGTGTTGTTGTTAACATAAGGGACTATGCTCGTTTCACAAGTGTTTCCTTCGGAAGTAAATTCGTTACAACCGCAGTTTTCACTATTAATAACCTCAATAACTATGTCCCCAGAGACTGCATCCCAACTACTTATAGCTAGATCACATTGACCGTAAATATTGTTAGTTATAAAAAATCCATATAGGAGCCAGAGTATTGTAAAAAGGTTTAATCGCATGGCAACCCGTAATTCTCTAGGAACAACAGTAAGTCTTGCACATCAATAGCCCCGCTATTGTCTAGGTCTCCTGGGCATGATTCTTCCTGTATGCACGATACGTAGGCTGGGTGCTCCTGAAGGAGAGGGTATACAAACCCATCACCATTCAAAACAAAGGCAGTTCCTATGTCTGCACAGTAAATTATAGTGTATCCTCCAGCGGGTAACCCAAAGTAATGGGCTCCCCCATCACAATCCTGGTATTGGAAGTTTGTCCATTTTTCAGCCCCTACAGAGCTAAAGACGTGCTGGTTACACTGAGCCCAAACAGTGCATGACATAAAGGTCAAAAGGAGTAATACGGTAAGTTGTTTCATATAGCAAAGGTAAGCTATATTTCTAACGTATAGTCGTGGTTAAGGAAAAGCTCTAGTTGCTCTACCATAGGGGAACACTCCTCTTCTACGCAGTCATAGTCATATTTACCTGCGCCCCAGTGTCCAGACCTCCTGTCGTCGTAATGATGTATGGAGTGACAATTAGCGCATAGGACCTCGCATTTTTCTACTTCAGCCTTCACAGTTCTAAATATATAGCCCTTACCTATAAGGGTAGCAACGCTTTTCTTTTTATTGGAGGAGTCTCGATGGTGTAGCTGTAAGCATCTCTTGTCCGTCTCCCCGCAGTTCTCGCACCCAACGGAGGACTTATACTTGTCCACCCAAGCGTATATCTTTTTCTTCCTTTCAACGGTTTTTATAGAGGTACACTCTCTACAATCTTTAAATCTAGTTTTTCCATCGGAGTGGAGGTAAAACTCCTCATTATCCTTTAATCTCTGACAGTGGGAACACCTCTTCATTTCGAGAATCTTTCGGCAAACCCGCCTGAATAATCCGCTTCCCCGCTTATCTCCCCGCTCGTCTCCAGGTCTTTAACCATTTGACCAAGCCTTTGCCTTTCTATAATAAGCTCCTTACAGTCCGTTGCTGTTTGCTTAATAGACTGTAGCTCCGCTTTACGTGCTGAACCATTGATTTCTGGATCGACGGGTTTTTTAATTTCCTCGATCATGTTTTCTATAGCTATCTCCATACTGGACATAAGCCTTCTGGAGGCTCCTATAGTAGTAAATTTAGATTTCGACATACATTAAGTCTTCTGCGCGGGTGCGGAAATACTCCGTCCCGTCTATAGTTATACGATAGTCTCTGTTTTGTTTGAATCCAACTATATCCCCTGGCTTAACCCCTATCTCGTCGGCTTGTTTGCAAGTATACACCACTTCGGCTTTCGTGGGTAATTTTTCCGTTAAGTCTACGATCTCTATAATATCGGACTGAAGGGTGAGTTCCTCCTGCACCACTTCCTTTAATAGGCACCAACCCGTGAGACATTGTATCTTACCAGTCTTCTTGCTTTTAAAAGCTATGGCCTGGTTGGCAATTGCGCTCTCGGGGTCGTAGCTTACTATATAAGTGTTATCCTCCTCTGTAAATATCTGCCCGTTATTATCCCCTCCAAGCACCACTAAGTGATGAAAGTATAAAGTGTCCCCCACCTCTACTCCTGTATCATATTTAAAGGGCACGCATACCACGGGGGCTTCTGTCGTTCTATTCTTGAAGTCATTAAACTTTGCGTCCACGAATAGTTCAAAGCCACTCTCGGAAGTAATAGTATCCTTAAGCCTGCTTTTTATCTTAACGATAAATAGATCAAATGTCCTCATGGGTTAAAAGTTGCAGTCGAACTCCAACATACAGGGCATGCCATCTATGGCTTTCCATAGCGTCTGAGCGCCTTCTTCGTCTTGCATATACACAAGGTATCTGTTTTTCCCGTATTTAGATAGGTGACGATCATCTTGAACTATGGTGCTAACCTTACCCGCGCCAGCTCTCATACCAACATAATAAGCCATACCATCCTTAGGGTCTCTTCCGACCACAATTTTCCTAATAATTCCTTCCATTTTATTCTAATTCAATTCCAGTTCCATCCAGTAAGTCGTCGATGCTATCGTACCCTTCCTCCTCTGGAGGATATAAGGGGTCGGCTTCGGCGCTCCATGTAGTGTCAATAAATTCCATTATGCTCTCGAGCTCGTTCCTGGAGTCTAAGCTATAGCTATATATAGCCTTCATCTGTGCTTCCCCATACTCTTCTTCGTCTATAAGCCCAGTAACCATTACCGAAATTACCTTGTCTCGGACGTCGTACTTTTCAATAAGTAAGTCCATTTCAATAGCAAGCCGTTGAATTTCCAAAAGAAAAGCATGTTCTTTCATATCTTTACGTAATAAATTCATTTCAATGCCGAAAAGTAGAGTTCCCAAAAAAAAACTATTCAGAGAGTCGTCCAGGTTAAATCAAAGATACGTAAAAAGAAACTACCTAAAGAACCTTCGGGCTATTCTTTTATCCACACAAGAGAGCCACGACATCTTCCAGAAGGAGATTATGTTCATGTTTTGGGCCTACGATCTTGAGTTCTGGACGTTAGACTACGCCGCGAAAGAGTATCAAGTAAGTAAGAAGAAGCTAGGAGAAAGAACTGTCTTTCCATTAGTTAACGAGGGCTACCTCTACAAACACTTCGATCGGCTAACACCTTCAGGTACGTACGAGGATCATCTCTTTCGAGATGAAACCAAGTACAATTATAGGGTTAGATATGCCCTTTCCCAGAAGGGACGTTTACTCGTTCAGAGAGTATATAGAGCCCTAGAAGGGTGATTCCGTGAACCACTCCCCGTCGGGATCATTCAATATAACCAGCATTTCCGCGTGAGTGTTAGTGGGTTTACCATATAGGAACCCAGGCTTACTACCAACATATTTTACAAAGGTTTTAGATTCGTCAGTACTATACCTTAAGGTATTCAATGAAGTTTCTAAGACTTTAGTGAAGTCCACTGAGCTTACATCAGTTGCTTCTATTATTACGTATTTTGTCATTAGAAAGGCGTATTTGATTGGAATGTTGGACCGTTTACAAGGGTTATAGCCGTTCTGTTATTTCCTGAGCTATCGGCCAAGCTTGTTCCTGAACCCTCGTCCATTTTGTAGTATCGCTGTAGTCTTGCGCTAGTGACATAATCTCCAGCGTCTTGAGTTAGATCTGGAGTATTTGTATATATCTCCGATACTTCGGCGGCAGAGAGCTCTTCGCTCCATGTAGCCCATTGATCTATAGTGTATTCATAGTATAGAAATCCTGCAAGGTTGGCAAATGTATTAGCTCCCGATGAAGGAACCACTTCCTTGGAGGAGGCAATGGTACTTTGTGAAACGGTCGACACTAAACTTCCGTCTAAATAACACTTCGTGAGTCTGTTTGTCCCAGTTCCGTCGCTAGTAAGTATTACATGATACCAAGTATTTGCAACGCAGTTTGTATCAAAAGTTGTAGAAATACCAGTCCCGCCACCAGAAACTCCACCTGACAGAAGCCCAAGATCTCCTCCTCCTCCTGACACGGTCATTCTAAAGAATTTGTTGAAAGATGGGCCTTTCCAAAAGATAAACCCATTGCTTAAACTACCAGCGGTAGCGGTTTTAAAATAAAACTGTAGCGACCAATTAGTTCCGTTAAGCTCGTGAGTCAGGGAGTTGACTCCACTTGCTGCTGAGGTTTGAGTTGACGTATCGTTAGTTCCGTCGAAGTTCACAGAATAAGCGTTCGTTTCGGTCGGATAGGAAAATCTATTACCCGAAGCGCTTGCTTGAGTAGTTAGGGATCCAAAGCTTGTTCCTATTCCTAACATTCGTCGGGGGATTCAGTTGCTTTGTTTTCATCTAGGATAAGGCTAGTTGCAAAATCCCTATACGTTATAGTCACTTCTTCTTCGCCCTCTTTGAAGGCTTTCGAGATTTCTTCGTAGACCCTGAAGTAGGCAAGGGTGGATTTACCGATGTAACCGTTTTCTTTAACGTTGTTGTTCGTTTGCGTGTCACCAAGGAGTAAACAACCAGCGGTATCTTCGTCAGTATTACCGCAATGAATAAGAATATATTTAAAATTAGGTACATCCAATACGTGAAGCATCCCCATATGAATGTCAGCAAACCGCGTAGAATATCTGGCATGGAGTCCACCAACAGTTCGAAGACCGATTTTATACTCTCCTTCAGGTATACAAGTTTCTCCCCACACTTTTTCGGTGCGGCTCTCATCTTCGAGAGTATAGCATAAAAATTTTCTTTTATCATTTGTTATATCGAATAGTATTCCGTTAGTTGAATCTTTGCCCTTGTTGAACCTTATTACTTCTAGTTTCATGTTTAATTTTATTTAGTCTAATTTTTTCTGCTTCCATGGCGTGATCCTTTCTTTTCCGTATAGGATTAAAATAAAACTTATTCAAGTTTTAGAATTTTATTTACCATCGAAATTTGTTTTTTCGGAAATAATGTTGTAGATTAAGATCAGCGGTTCAAATATACAACTGAATCCTTAACCTTTAATTTATATACAATGAAAAATTTACTTTTAATAATTGCCACGTTCGTTGTAGCTGGAGTCTCGGCACAAGACCTTTCTATCAGTATACAGGAAACATACTCTGGGGGAGTAGCTATACAAGACTCCACACATATCTATAAAGTGCTTGACATGAAAGCTACTGGGGAGGCATGGGATGCGGAGAGACCAGACATCAACTTCGACAAGGAGTTTGAGTTTTATGCTTCTTACGGTGGCCGCTCAGCACATACATGGACCGAAGAGGGTGTGTATGTCGTGTCCTGCACAAAAGACGGAGATATAATGGGGGAGGATACTTACTTTATTATAAACGAAAAATACGTTGACTATGTCGTTTCATACCTTCCTGGGGTAATGATTGAGAACACATTCGTAAGATCGGATATTGAATGGGTGGCGGGGAGTTCTGACCACTTAGTTGTAGTTAGATAATCAGAATTTAATTTTTAACCTTTAATTTATATACAATGAAAAATTTACTTTTAATAATTGCCTTGATAGCTTCTACTTCGCTGCTGTCTCAAACAACACTTGTAATTAACGATCTTATGTACAGTGAAGGCATAGAGTCAGAATGGACCGTACTGTACATTCCCCACTACCCTGAAATCCAGGACGAACGCCTAGAAGAAGGTAACGGATGGGTTTTAGACAGAATAGGTGACTATAGAACGTTCAGATTAAAAACAACTAAGCCAGGTTTATACCAAGTAAGCCAACAGATTGATGGTAAGATAGTTCAAATCTCATCAGTAAAGATATAGTCTTTACTTAGTCTCTGTTCATTTGGGATGCAAAGTTTCGAGTTTGCTCTTGGTATTGCTCTCGCATTCTTTTTATTTGGTCTTCTGTCATGTTTTCTATTTTTCCGTCAAAACCATCTATATATCCGTCAAACTCCCCCATGAGTCCATGGTAAATATCACCCTGATAGGAAGACATATTAAACTTACTTTTATCGCCATTAGACATATGGGAAGCCATTCGCGCTTCATCGAATCCTGCGGTGGTATTAGGGAAGTATGTTTTTTTACCGTCGATGATATACTGTTGCTTCTTCGAATCAAAAAGATCTGGGTTAGCTCCTACAAACTTTTCCCTCATTTCGTCGAATCTAGGGAGATTGATGTTCGCCCCGCCGCCAGATCCTAATGAAGGGTTGGCGTTGGAGGCTAGTCCATCCGCTACTAGGCTCCTAACTGACGGTCCACCATAGTTCACCTTTTTTGGATCCCCCTCAGGTAACCCTCCTCCATTTCTGTATTTTTTCACAAGTTCACCCAATCTTTGCATATTGGAGCCTTGGCGGTATTTTAAATTCATCTTGTTGTTATTTTGTACAAATATAGTTATTAAAGAGCGGCGAATATTTCTAGATCGCAAGAAGCGGTATTAGCATCAGCATATATAGTATCTATAGGTATAAAACTCCCAATAGCCGCAACGGCTGTACCTGTATGATCAGCATACATTAAGGAGTTCCCCCCTACCCAACTGTCTCCAGGTTCTAGTTTGACCCAGTATTGAGTCGACGCGCCCACGATACGTAGCATTACGTAGTTTGTGGAGTCGAGGTTAGTAATGCGAATATAGTCCGCCGTAGCGTCTTTCAATGTGCCCGCCGCGTCCGCAGCTGCAAAAAGCAGTACCGACTGTGCAGAGGTAGTGGCCGTGATGATCCTTTTGTAACACTGAGTAACGTTGGCTGACATTACGAATTCTCCGCCCTGTTCCTTTCCGTTAAGTGTTAATTCTTCTTTTATTGATACTGTTAGAGTTGCCATAGTGTTGTTTTAAAATCCAAAGGAATTACCCTTTATATAGTCGTATTTGCGCGGGTTATATCTTAATGATCCACCAGCCTTATATTGTAGGGTTGACCCATTTCTCTGATGTTTGTACTCGGGATTGTATGGATCCTGGGCTGTAGGGTCTACACCTGGGGTTTCTGGAGGCCCACCTGGACCACCACCCTCAGCTTTCTTTTCCCTTGTCCCTTGACCCATAGTAGAAGCCAAAGGCCCACCAATGTTCATCGCGTCCTGTATGCCTAATTGCTGCCCCACACCATCATTACCAGCCGCATCCTCAGCCATCTCCCCACCCATGTAGTTAGCCCCCATCGCTAGGGAACTTTTCACCATGGCGGGATTGCCTGTATATGCACCCGCAACAACTCCTGCTACAGCAGTAATACCCGTAGCGGCAGCCCTAGTTCTTTCAGCCCCAACTGTGTCTAGGTATTCCGACCTATTAGACTGTGAGTCATTTAAACCCACCCCAGCTTTCTTAGCTTGCTTTAAGGCTCTTTTTTCCTTTCTATCATAACCTCCCTCAGATCCCTCCATATCGGAGTATCTCTCTTGAAAGTTCATTGCTGATTTAGCGTTTTTAAGTAGTTCCATGCAGTAGCAAATATACTACTTTATAGGAGGTCCCAGCTTAGCGCCAAAGGGACTGTTTCAAGCGGTTATACATCAAAGGGCATAGCTAGCCTGAATTTAACATCTTATTACTGCTTCTTAGTGTATACATACACCTTAAAATATATAGAGAAGCTCTTTAATGCAATAGATATATAGCAAAGGTATAACATTAAAATTGAAAAGTCAATAGTAAAGTAAAAATTTAAGACCATGGGGGTAATTGACCGCCTCTCAATGCTTTAGAGTGGAATTTACAAAAAATGTAATCGTAAAAAATACGCCAGAAGATCCAAAATCGGCTAATTTGTCCAAATATGGTAAAAATTGGGGTAGAAATGTTCCGACAGGGGATAATATATATTATAAGACGCGAGGAAACTCAAACCAAAACGCAATCGTTTGACCCGCCCCCCTCAACATAGTTGAGTATTCCAAATAACCTTTAGCGTACTGACGTTCAGGCAATTACGGGTGATTACTTCACGCATCACATCAAGAACGTAGTTCTACGTAGCTATCTTTCAAGTCAGGACTATCCCTTACCTAGAGTGTAACTCTAACCTCCTTACCCCCATATAGGCGAGATGCTGTTAACAATTCCAAGTTTACTATTGATATTAATTCCTCAGCCTTTACTACGTAATCAACTTACTATTGACAATTGAATTACCAATACAAAATCACCTCGCCTCATGCGTGCGTCATGTGCCCGTCATGTGCGATCGCCATGTGCTCGGGACACGTGCTGGTGTGTCTCCGTGCATAGCCCATTCACGTGCGCGGATTCTTCGTGCGTGTTTTACCTTCGGTAAAAGGCGCGTGGAATCAGTCACCATCTTTTGTCGAAATGTTCAAATGTTCGCCGTACCTTTACCGACATCAACTCGGCAATTCCGCAGAGTCAAAAACCATATACCCATGTCACAAGACATAAACATCAAAGACTGCCGTAAGGCAGTAAACCAAGCTAAATACTCAGCAACCGCAGAGCGTAAGGCAAGAGCAATCAAACTCCTAAAGGAGTTAACGGAAGCAGTTTCTAACCTCGTAGAGGTTAAGCCAAAAGCAAAGGCTAAGCCGAAGGCTAAACTTTCGAAGAAAGCCATAGCCGAAGCGAAGGTTGCCCCGAAGGGGAAGGCTACACCGAAGGTGGCTAAGGTCGACTTAGCGAAGCTAACTAAGGCGGAACTTCTAGCTATGCTTTCAGCATAATAACCAATTAAACCATCGAAGATGAAAGACATCACGTTCAAAGACTGCCAAAAGGCAGTAAACCAAGCCAAATACGGTCCCACTGCGGAGCGTAAGGCACAAGCCCTGAAACTCCTTACGGAGTTGACGGAAGCTATCTCTAACCTCGAAGAGGTTGAAGGGAAGGAATATAAACCCAACGTACTAGCCCGTAAGGCATCGGCAGGTAAGCCGAAAAGCCGAAATGATAGGCTAGAGCGACAACAAGCGAGGGACAACGTATGTACATCATACCTACCCACGAAGAACGTCGACAGCTACAAAGCTCCCCGTAGGGAGGTGGTTACACTCTCCGAAGGAGAGACGGTCGAAATGGCTATGGCAAAGCTCCGTACGAAGCTGGATGCGGATGCAGTTGCACTCGTGATGGCAGAGTTCGAAGAAAGCCTTGAGTCTGACTGCCCGTTCTAGGCATACAAGCATGAGCACATAGGGTGCATTAGGGGTTCGACTCCCCTTCATGCTCTAATTTTATAAACCAAAAACCCATACATCATGGAAAATTTCAACATGCACGACTTCGCACGAGTTATCGTCGAAGCACATCAGCCGAAGGCACAGAATGACACGCTAGTACACGACCTCCGTGTGGAAGCTATGAAAAACCTCTTCGAGGGGTTGGATTTCAGTCAAATAACTACCACAAGCGAGTGGGACGCACTAACGTGTGACGATCAAATGACGCTTGAGGACTTAATCGGCTCGTAGTCATGAGCGACTACAAAAACCCTCCAAACCCATACCACGAAGCGAAATTCGAGGCATGGCGTAGGTACACTGAGGCGTATCATGACAACGCACCACGCCACATACTCATGCATTTATACGATGCGTATGAGACAGCTAGTGAACACTACCAAAATAACCCACAAACCATATTCAACGAATCATGAGAATATATTTCAACAACGGATACGCAGTATCCATAGACGAACTCACCCAAGAGGTGGCGATTATTAACCAACGAGGGGAAATGGACTGCTCTTATTTCGAGTCAGGTGAGGAGTTACTAGGCATCATGACCAACGTAAAGAAGATAATAACATGAATAGATTAGAGAAAATCAGACTGGCGTACGGAAGTACGATGATAGACGGCGGATATACGCTGTGGAGCGACGAACAAAAGCGTAGCAAAGGCTTTGTTGTAGGCGGTGTAGACGAGGAACAAGTGTGTGACAAGCATGATTTCTTTAGATTTGCTAAACTGTACGACAATTACACCAAAGTAGCAAGTAATCCCACTTGGCTTATACTTGTAGGTATGGGCACATGGACTCATCAAGGGCAAATCCACTTCGATGTAGTGGAACACTGCGAAGACGAAGAAACTGCTTACGCCAAGTGTAAGATGCGTGGTGAACTAGCTTACTACGACATCGAGAATGATAAGAGTATTTACATAGAAAAAACCAAATAACATGAATGATTTCAACCCCTTTATAGGTCTAGGTTTAGAAGAACTAGAACTAGCCTATGCATACTACACATGGTGTGGTGATAATGACGCAATACACATGGTAGCCGATGCCTTCTGCCTTGAAGCAGAGCTTGAGGTGTTCGGAGATAACTAACTAAAAACCAATACAATGAAAGAAACAGTAAACACACTGCGAGTGCTTGAACTTAAGCAGGAACGCAACCGCTTGATTGAGTGGATGGACGCTAACGACGGACATTTCAGCCCATTAGCAAACGAAGACCTACGGGTGATAAACGAAAAATTAACTAATTTAATACAAAAAACATGAGTTATTCAGATAGAGCAGACGATAGATACGAAGAAATGCGCGACGAGGGTTGGAGATGGGGTACACCTCATACACGATCTATAGACGTGAAGAAATACAAGCAAAACCTCCGTGCAGATAAGGAGTACATACAAGGAGAAATCCACATCCAAGTTTACAGCTACGACACACACGTAGCTACTGGCAAGGTGTGTGAGGGTACACTTACACAGAGGCAGTGGCATAGTGCAACGACGCAGAAGCACGTTAACCACGTTGCAAGTCTTCTAGGAATGAAGGTCGTTAAGCTATTCTAAATCAACGACTTACAAATTAGATTTGGAATTTCGTAAAGTTTGTTGTATCTTTGGAGTCGATTCAAACATCAGAATCAAACACATCATTACAACACATACATGGAGGAACTTGATGGCTCAACACTTTGTATTGCAATACGAGGTCTATATGCCTAGGGGGTGAAAGCGTTAAGGTACTTGCAAGTGCTGTATCGTCAGTATGGGGTTCGATTCCCCTATCCTTCACAACATCGGAGTAAAGCATCTAAGGTGATGCATCCTACATAAGGACTGATTAAACATAGGTATTCCTTTACTATATGTTTACTTAGGCAGGAAGAAGGCGGTTCGAATCCACCTACTCTGACAAACCATATAATATATATACATCATGAAGAAATTCAACCAATGGGAAAGCCACATAATCGTGGAAGCTTTAACCCATCACATCGAAGCGTGTGAGAACGAGATAACCGAGATAGAGACCGAAGGTAGGACTTGCATCTTTGCGAGGGGGTTCTTTGAAATGCAAATCGGAGAACTCATAGGCAAGGTTAAGAACGAGATGACACGTAAAAACAGATAACATGACATTAGACAACAAAATACACCACGCTAACGAGATAGCCAACGCTATCCAACGACATGAGAGCGAGTATGCTACATGGGAGCTGAGAGGAGCCATTAACCTGCCAACCCCACAAGTATGCGGTACATCAATACAACAACGTACCTATGCTATGGACAAGGCAATGACATTAATCGAAGAGTATTCACAAGCTAACTAACATGACAGACGAACAACACATAGACCTCCTTCGGGAAGACCAACTCTATTGCGGAGGCTTTCAATACGCTTTAATAGAGGCGTGGTTCAAGGCAGACGGAGAGAACAAGCGAAGGATAGAAGAAGCCTTCCCTCACGACTACCGCATACCACTAGGAAGACCAAAGCAATCATGAAATACGCAAGACAATGCTCGATAACGGGTGAAGGAATGAACGAAGGTTGGCTACAAGGAGACGGAGAACAATACTTCAAGTACGAGAAGGATGTAATTGCTTGGCTACGAGAGGTTGAGTTCGGTACATACGATAGTCAAAGCGATGACTTAATGCTTGAAGAGGCGGTCGAACACGATGTCCTTTACTGGACTGTATGGGAGGACGAGAGCGAACACCAATACGAAGAGATAAACGGAGAACTAATAGAGATACAATGATACAAGTAACAAGTAATATATTTGGGTTGATTACAATACCTTCATCAGCCTACGAAAACCACGAATACGACCTAGATGTATGGTACTCCTTTGGAGACCACATAGACATCAACGTGTTTGACATCGGAGATGGCACGATACAAGCCACCCTATACCCCGTAAAGAACGGAGAGATTAACACGCTTCATACCCTTGAGGAATTACAAGGCGATAGCATTAAACTAATATCATGACACAAGTAGAAAAAGCATCAGATAGACTAGATGCACGTAACATAGGACACAACGTAATGGGCGAGGCAATCGTTCTTAACGTATGGGATATAGACCTCGAAGAGGTATATGATTTCCTTATATCACAACAAGAAGTCGAGCATTATGCTGACGAGTACGATCAAATGTCAGAGGATAATCAACATCAACATCAAAACCAAACATCATGACACAAGACCAAATAGAAACCTACATTAGGGTAGACCTAGACAGTAAGCCAAGACACGACTGCGAGGCTCTCGCCTCAGCTATCAACGAGGTAGCAGAAGAGGTTGGATACGATAGCTACAACCTAATGGAACTGCTTTTAGCTAACGTACCTATCGATGAGTTATACACCCATAGCTACGGCTTCCACACTAGGAACGGCAGAGGGTTAATCGAATCTATGCAAAACGCTTACAACTCATACACAACATGAAGGAAGAAACATTCAACAGACCTAAGCCTAAGAACTTCACCGTTAAGGTAGAGTTTAGCAGTAACAAACCTAACCGCATTGTATCCGACTCACGAGATGACGCAAGGCAAGTAGGTGATATTATAGATGAGATATTAAAACAAACATCATGAACGAAGACAAAGGACGAGCAGATATAATCCACCGCATGAAGATGATTATAGATGATGCACGAGTAATCATAGACCACCTTGAAAGCGGGAGAGGTATGGACGAGCAGACTAAATGTGCTGACGATGGGTACACTCATCTATCTAATATCGAGATAGCCATAGACTTGGGTGACAAGGAGTGCATAGCATGGAAGGAATTTACACATGAGAAATGACAACCACGAAGACCTGCCTGAGTATGCAGTAGCTAAGAAGGTATGGGATGACATCTTCAACAATGATACATTAATATACAACGACTTCGAAGCGTACTTCTTCGATCATTTTTACAAACCAAATAATATACATCATGACACAATTTGAAACAGATTTAGAACAAGACCTAGACGTAAACGGAAAGGCATCGTCCAAAGGGATGTGGAATCTCATAGTCTCCAAACGAGACTTAGGGCTATGGAGCAAGATAGGAATGAAGCCAAACAGACACTGGAAGGTGACTGATGTGAAGAGATACTTCGGACTCAAGGGCAACAAGCACAAGATATATGAAGACATATGCAAGATGGTAGACGAGTACACTAAGCCACCGACCATAACGAGACACGACTTCATTCAAAAATACTTCATGCCTACACTGACTGAGGATGAGCAGAGGGATGTGACCTTAGGATTCATTGGATGGGAGGACAGCTTCCTAGACGAGTGGGCTACTAAGATAGGGGTGACCATAGACCACAACTTTGACCGAGAAAAATGCAATGGGTGTAAGGAATACTTTGAAGACGGAGCAATGTCATACAACGAGGACAACGAGGAGGTTGAATGTGACGAATGCTACGGCACAACATACTAATATAAAACCAAAATAATATACATCATGAAGGACACAAACCAAGTACAAAAAGCCCTTGAAGACAAGGCAAAGAAAGAATTACGGAAGGTCGTAGACGAGTTTCAGATATCACTGAATAAGTTGAACTCAACATATCATCACCCAACCTCATATACTATGAGCGAGAGTCGTAGCACAGATGCTAAGGTGTTCAGTTATGTTAGACCAGCTGATCTTGAGCAAATACTTCACGACATGCTCGTAGAGGCTTATCTAAAGCCTATGGTACACAAAAAGACACAGGAATTACTGAACAAACTAGAATTAATATGAAAAATAAAGCGCGAGACCACGATTACGATAGACTATGGAACATACTAATACAAACACTTGAGAGCACCATAGATTTAGATGAGAACGAATTAGACATAGACTTTAGCGATGCCCTTTATGGACTCCTAGATGCTACAAGAAACATAATCAAGGACGAAGAGGAAGCAGAGGCGTGTAGGAATTGTCAGGGTGTGGACTTGCACCTAGACGAGAGTTGCCCTGATTGTAAGCGACAAGCATAAACCAAGTGAGTATCACTATCATCATATAAAACCATCATGAAAATTAGACAGAATTTAATAGACAATATCGTAAGCCTAGATCTTACACGAGAACAACTAGCAAGGCAGTTACTAACACTTAGGTACGACTTGTTTAAGTGCAAAGCAGAGGTAGAGTGGCTTGACAAACTGGCGGATATGCTACGAGATGGCGATCCGATCGTCAATCAAAAAAGAATATACGATAAGTATCAGGATAGACTTACCGACCTGATGGACACATACAGAGATAGAAACAACGAATCATGAACTACACTAACACACAACTAGAAGCCATGTACCTTGATTGGTTCAACAACTTCCTATCATGCCAAGCGTGGCGAGACCACTACGGTTTAGAGATGTCGGAGGGTGAGAACGTACTAGATATAGGTAGACAGCTAAATCATATAAGAAAGCATGACTAACAAACATACATACTACGAAGGAAACGAATTAAAATGGAGTGCTGAGGACGTGCTTATCCGAGCAACAGACTTAGACATAGACCTAACCGAAGAAGAAGCCGAGAGCATACTTGTAGCTACGTTTAAGGACAACGACTACATCATGGAGTTTCTCGGTCATATGATAATAGAAACCATATTAAACCATAGGAAAGCATGACTAACGAACAACTACATGAATGGGCAAAGGACAACCTACTGCCTAACGAAGATACCGCCACACGACTACGGTTCGCTGAAGGAGATGAGGGGTATGACCTTGACTACATAAAAGAACACTACAACCCTAAGAAAACATGAATAAAGCAGAATTAAAAGAACAACTACAAGAAAACCTACTCACGTACTTCAATGGTGCTTTTACTGAATGGACTTACAACGAGGGGATGATGGATGATATGTGCAACATTATAATTAAAACAATAGACGAACATGACTGACATAGATCAATACAGACTTAATCGTATAGATGAGTTAATAGAAAAGAACAAAGAACTACAAGAGACTATCCTTGATTATTCAGCAAGAGTAAATATGTATGAAATCAAAGTGGGTAGGTTGAGACGCACAATAGGAGAATACATAAATAAATACGAGAACGATGAAAAATAAAGTAACATACTACGTAGACAACCCAGAGTTCATGGAGTTGTTAGACGAACTAACCACACAGATAACAGAGATGGCTTTCAAGCAGGAGACCTACCGAGAGCGTCAGGGTATTGGAACCATAGAGATTTCACTTAGCTCTGAAGCTCAGGACTTCTACAACGAGAAGTACGATGAGTTCGAGGGACTACTAAACAAATTCAATATCCATAGTGACGATGACCTTAACGAGGGTAATTAAATGGACAACTTACCCTCTCATGTCCAATAAGAGTAAATAGCTGAACCGATTTGATACGTATTTGACACGATAATGATACGATAATCGGCTCATGTACAGATTTGCATTAAGAATGAACATGTGTACCAATATGGTACACTAAAAGATAATAAGCGCACAGCATTAAAAACGGGCGCATAAGTATATGCAATTAGATATAAAAGTGGCATACCTCTAAGAATCATATGCAATTAGATATAATAAACAAACAGAACAGATAAGTATTACCCCTGACAAATAGAATATACCCTTACCGTACAAGTAGTGGACAAGTACTGGACAAGTCACGTTATAAGTGAATACAATCACCAAATAGCATAACGATAAGGGAATACCCTGACGTTTATACTACGTTTGTCAAGACATACCCTGACCACTGCAACCATCACGACGGACGATATAACGCCTTAACGATGGAATAAACCAACATTAAATAAAAACAAAATGGGAGTACAAGAACGAGCAAAAGATCGAGAAAGAATAGACAAGGACAGAGCGATTAAGAATCAAGCTAAAGTAATCAAAGAGCTATGGCATGAACTACAATCGCTCAAGAGAATACTAATGGATGAACACTCATCCGTATGGAAAGAAATACAAAATGAAAAATAACAAAAAGAAAACAAAGGAATTAGTGAAATGGCACACATACGCCCCAGGTCGTAGTCGAGTCTTTCGCTTATGG